TTACGAGCCGTTCCGGCCGGCGATCCTAGCATTCATGACGCGGCGGAATGCATCCAGCTTGGCCCGGTCATAACCGTCGGTCTGTCGTTCGTTGGTGTGGCCCATAACCATACGAAGATCGTCCTTGGAGGCGCCGAACTTGCGGCCCTCGGTCGAGCCACCCGCACGGAGATCCCGGCACCACATCCGCTCAGGGAGGCCGGCCGCCTCAAAATGGGATTTCCAGTAATCGTGGAACGTCGTGTACGGGAACGGCGCACCAGTCCGGATGTCGACGATCAGCGGGCCCTGGCGCTCGTCCTCGGGGACCTTGGCGAGCTCCTCCATGACCATGGGGCAGACGGTTAGGTCAAAGACCACCTCGACCTGGGACGTGTCCTCGGTCTTGGTCGGCTTGATCGCCATAATGCCGTTGTCGTCTATCGAGCTCCACATTGGACCGATCCATTTCTTGCCGCGGGCGAGGATTGCGCTCGGCTTCTGGTAATCGAGGCCGAACCACTCGCCCAAGAAGTCGAAAGTCCGGCCGGTGGTCTCGTAGACGAGGGCGTAGAGCAGGGCGAGGCGGGGAGTGCCAGCGGCGTGGGCCGCTCTCCGGACGGCAACAATCTGATCCGACGTCGGCGCGAAGGTCCGGGCCTTCGGCTTGGGAACCTCAAGCTCGCCGAGCACCGCCTGGAACTCCCGGCAGCCGTCAAGTCGGCACAGCACGCCGAACGAAATCGCGGCCTTCAGCACCGCCAGCACGGTCCGCGCGCGCGGTAGGTGGTCGCGGCCGTCAACGTCCGCACGCCATTCGGAGAACCAGCGCTTCACATGCCGGCCATCGTGGTGGTCGATCCGCAGCTCGCCGATGTGATCGTAGAGCCTCTTGAGATAGATACCATAGACCCGCCGCACGCCCGGCTTCAGGTCGGTGTTGTAGGTACTTTCCGGATCCGTCTCGTAGTGGTTCAGTACATCGCGGAACGTGCCCTTGAAGGCACCGATCGGGTTGAGCTCGCGTCCGGACAGGAACGTCAGCATTTCCGCCTGCAGTCGCTGGCAGCGCTTGGCGAGCGCTACAGGATCGTCGGTGAGTTCGCGCAGGTTCGCCGACTTGACCGGGTAGCCGGCTGCGATCGCTTCTTTGCTAGCGAACCAGTACGGGACGGGTGGGCCCGTCTTTCGCTTGCGTCGTTTCAGGCCGGGCGTTGCCAGCCTTGCGTCTTGAAGATCCATGGAAGCTTCCTTCGACTCCGTTCGGTGCGAGCGGGACTGCGGTCGAGCCGCCGATCTTATATTCGTGATCCCAGAAGGCCTTCACGGCCGGAACGTATCGACCGCCCCACACGGGGTCGATTGTTGGCATACCCCTCCGCTCCTGCGTAGCGGCCAAGCCGGCGAATTCACCTCTTCTCTCATGACCAAGGGCCGCCTCGCCGATCTCCTCGTCGGAGGCATAGAGCGGTAATTGATCCCAGCTGAGGCGATTACGAGTCATGGATTTCTCGCGCGTAACCTTGTTGGTTGTCTGATAAGTGCCGCCGTTGGTGGCTGCTCGCAGGCACCCCTTGATCACTCTCTCGCTTTCTTCAGGGCTCGCAGAACGGCGCTCTCAATGGCGGCCTCGAATTCCGGGCTCAACGCCATGTATTTTGAGACAGCAACGCCTTTCGCCCACAGCTCATTGCCTTCTTGATCACGCACTTTGGTGTAGCCGCTACTGACTAGAAAGGCGTCGGCCCCCGACTTCATCATGGCCTCTTGAGTCAGTTTGTCCCTGTCCATCCGGACCGTCTTTCCGATCCGCTTTGCGGCCTCTTCTGAGATCGAGATCTTCTTCTCCTCGGCCGCCCTTGCGACGGCCGCGTAGACATCTTCGTGAACCCGCAGAGCAATGACCGGACGACGTATTCCTGTCGGTGGACGGCCCGCCTTCTTCTTGGCGCGGACCAGTTGATCGCGCGTCGCTTCGAATTGGTCCTGCAACGCCTCCAACTGCTCGCTCGCTGGGGTCGTTGCGAAGTCGGAATCCGTCGACTTCTCCGCTTTGTCGGCCTCCCCGAGTGAGGCGGGGCGAGATGATCGCTTCTTATCCACTGATGTCTCCGACGACCCGAATTTCTGTTATCATACAGAAACAGAAATTGCTTTACAAGGAACTAAAAACCACTATAGGCATATTTACGTTATGTTTTGCAAACAAAAATGGAGATTGCCGTGGACGTTGAGATACGCAAGGCCCTTACCGAGAACTTGACGGTTCCGGTGAAGGTCGCCTGCAAAGCTGTCGGCGTGGGCCTCGCCGCCGGTTACGCAGCCTGCAAGACAGGCGACATTCCAAGCATCAGGATCGGCGGTCGCATCACAGTTCCTACTGCTGCGCTGCGCAAGATGCTCGGGATTGAGGATAAGGCGGGCGTTTGATGTCTGCGCTCCGTATGCGACGCAATCCGATCTACGCAGCCGACATCCGCCGACTTCGCGGCGTCGTGACAGTACGCTCACAAGCCGATCGATGCACCGGTGAGACCGTTTTCCGGGTCTCTCATGTCTCGGCAGGTGGAGACGTCGCCTTCACGTCCGGACCAATCACTATTGAGGATCACGCGGACGCTGCTGCGCGTGTTCTCGCTGAGTTTGTTGACGCCAGGGAGGTCAAGCTTGCTCCCTGAAAAACGAACCCCCACCGCGATGGGCGGGGTTCGCTCAATTGACATCGATCAGCTTGGCGGCGATCGATCCCAAAATATAGAAACCTTTTCCCGACTGCAAGAACGACGCATTGCTAGGCGCTTCTTTGTGAGCGCTGCAGTGGCGGCAACGATTGCGCGGCTCGTATACGGCGGGGACGCTAAATGAACGCCCCCATAAGCAGCCCTTCATCCGCTTCGATGCCTCTGCAATTCCCGCCATTGGCCTCGCTAACAGCCGGCATGGCCAACAGCGAATATGCCAAGGCTAGATATCTTCTGTCCGGCCGCAATCCTGACGATAGCTTGCGGACTCTGGTGCTGCTCACGCAGCGCCTAACGCGCGTCCAGATGCACGGTTTTCTAGGCGACAAAGATCTGCCAGAGCACATCTGGACCGCGGCCGAGTTAAGCGGAATAGTCGACCAGCACGGCGCCGACACGGTCCAGACCGTAATTGCGGCGGCCATCGAAAAGGCGGTGACCGATCCCGGCGAGAAGATCGCCAGTGAGGCGCCCGTCGTCAGGGCAACGCCCTATGTGTGGCGCCCGCCTGAGACCATACCGGAGCGGGATTGGCTGTACGGCCGTTTGCTGGTCCGGAAATTTCTATCGGCAACGGTGGCGCCGGGGGGCGTGGGCAAGTCTGGGCTCGTCACCGCAGAGACGCTTGCTCAGACATCCGGAAAGCCCCTGCTGGGCGTTAAACCGCAGCGTCCATTGCGGGTGTGGCTCTGGAATCTTGAGGACCCCCAGGACGAAACGGCGCGCCGGATACAGGCGGCGGCGCTGCACTTTGGTCTCTCCGCAGACGACGTTGGCGATCGGCTCTTCGTCGACAGCGGCCGGGACCAACGGCTCGTGATCGCCACGGCAACACGAAACGGCGCTGTGATCGTCCGGCCCGTCGTCGACGGGCTGATAGCCGAGATCAAATCAAGGCAGGTCGACGTCATCGTGATCGATCCCTTCGTGAGCTGTCACGAGGCGAGCGAGAACGACAACGGCGCCATGGACATGATCGCCAAGGAATGGGCCGCAGTCGCAGACCGGGGCAATTGCGCCGTTCACCTTGTCCACCACACCCGAAAGCTTAGTGGGACCGAGACCGAGGTAACCGTCGAGTCCTCGCGCGGTGCCAAGGCGCTGACGGACGCTTGCCGGGTCGTGCGCGCCATCAACCGCATGTCGGAAAAAGAAGGTCAGGACGGCGGCATAGACAACCCGCGCCTGTATTTCCGCGCCTTCAACGACAAGGCCAACCTAGCCCCGCCAGCAGACAAGTCCGACTGGTTCAAAATCGAAAGCGTTGGGCTGGGCAACGGCCCTGACGGGCTTGGGGATAGCGTTGGCGTTGTCACACCTTGGGAATGGCCCTCCGCCTTCGGCGACGTCACCACGGATGATCTATTCCGCGTCCAGAAGGCAATCGCCGCGGGCGAGTGGCGGCAGTCCAGCGGGGCTAAGGGTTGGGCCGGCAATGCCGTCGCCGATGTGCTCGGCATCGACCTAGGAGATCCTGCCGGCAAAGCCAAGGTCAAAACCCTGCTCCGGACATGGATCGAAAACGGAGCACTCAAGGTCGTGCAGCGACCAGACGAATCACGCCATGAGCGGCCGTTCATTGAGGTGGGCCAATGGGCGAACTGCTAATGCCTGCGACACCCTATGAAACTGTCGCAAATCAAGTGTCGCAACTGTCGCAACCCCGATCAACCTTGCGACACTGCGCCAGTTGCCTATCCCCCTATGGGGGGAAGGCACTTACTGGCGCGGTGTTGCTGAGAGGGTTGCTGGCGCAAAACCAAAGTGTCGCAAGTGAGGCTGTTGAATGAGCTCTACAGACAGCCCTCCGTGCGACCCTGTCGCCGTGAAAAAGCGCCGGCACGCTCAACAGTCTCGAGAGTCCCGGCTTCGCAAGAAGAACGGCTGGATCCGAGTTTGGGTCACGGTCAGGCGTGGGTCGACCGCCGATTACTTACAGGAGCGTGGTGTCCTCGAGGAATGGGACACCGAGAACAACACCGCGATCGGCGAAGCCTTATCGAAAATCATTCTGGTCGACCGTTTGTTCGGTGACGGCGCGTGACACCACACGCGGGTTGAAGAGTGAGCTGCGCTAATGATGATTCGAAGACTGCGAAAAGCATGGGCATTCCGAATGCAGATACCGAACAAAGAGGCGATCAGGACGGCAGCGCGAAGCGCGATGCCGGTTGACATGGTCGCGGCAGAGGAAGAACTCGCTGAGATCCAGCGAGCGCAGGGCGATCTGTGCACCGAAATCCGCACTCAACAGGACATCGCCAGCGGCGTGTTTCGGTCCTCGCTGAAGGTCATCTCTCAGGATGACCGTCGCGCAGCTCAGACGCGCCTCGACAGCTTGAACGCGGACGCAGCTAGGCTGGACCGATCTGCGGCAGCGGTTCGCGAGCGGATCCGGTCGTGCAGCGCAGAGAACGCCAATGCCGTCCGAGACGCGATTGTCCCTCTCCGAAAAGCCGCGGCCGAAGGCGTTGTTCGCAACATCAGCGAATTGACGTCGGCGATCGATGCCCTCAACGCATCGGGCCTCGCTTTGAAGGAAGCTGGCATTCGAGCGGTCCTGATGCCCGCGCCGCTGCTCAGCGGCATGTTGGCGATCGCACAATCAATCATCGCGGCGAGCGCGCCGGAAGCGGAGAGAAACTGATGCTGCCCGTAGTTAAGCTCTTGAAGCGATCAAAGCCGGTAAAAATCTCGCCAGAGATCGAAGACCTGCACCGAATTAAAAAACTCAAGAAAGAGCTCGCGCGCGATCTAGACCTGTCGAGAGCCGGCGAACACAGGCCAATGTCATTCCGAGCCCGTCACCTTGCTAGACTAGAGCTCGATTATTCGCGTCGCTACGGTCGTGAGCCCGATATCCGGAAACTCGGGTAACTCCAATGACTCGAAAATATCTTATCGACGGCGCGCTCCTCACCGCCGAGCAGGTGGGTGAAATCAAGAATCCCACCGAATCGCAGAAAAAGCAGTTCATCGCGCAATCCGGAATCTCGGATCAAAAATTGCGGGAGATAGAGGCCATGATGGATGCAATCGCCCCCGTGGTCCGAGCCTTCGTCGAAAAGGCGGTGGCGCCTCTGGTCGATCGTCTCTGCAAGCTTGAGCAAAAAACGCTCGAACTGCAAGAGCGTCCACTTGTGCCGTGGGCAGGCACCTGGGATGCAGAGAAGGAATTCAAGCGCAACACCTTTTGCAGTGATCGGGGCGCGATGTGGTTCGCCATGACCGACTCGAAGGGCGTCCGCCCCGGATCGGGTGATGGCGTATGGCGCCTTTGCGTCAAGGCCGGCAGGGATGCGCGATGAGGGTCAACGATATCGACGCCATAATGATGAGGGTGCGCGCAAAGAGTCTGGAGCTCATTGCCAAATCCGAAGAGCGCTTCGTCGAAGACGTGCTGGCTAGCGGCGCGATGACTTTTGACGAAGCCGTGAATGTCCTCCGAGATCACCGCGAAACGGTGCTGGAAGATTCACTAAAAGAGAACTTGGCAAAGGTGCGCGCATGGCTGGAGCGCGGCGCAACCGACCTGAACTAGAAAGGCAAAAGATTGACGTACAGCGGTACAATCAAGATGTGGGATTCCGATCGCGGCTTTGGATTCATCAAGCGCGACGACGGCGGCCCGGATGCGTTCGCGCATATTAAACACCTGTCGGCAGTGTTCAGGCCTGAATCTGGGCAGACCGTGATGTTCGATCTGGTGATTGATGAGCGCAACGGTCGCGAGCGCGCGGACGCGATCAGGTTGGTTGTTGCCTGATGGCAGACGTCAACGATTTGGCAGCCGCGGACGTACCGGCGCCAGCGGATCGGGACGAGCAAGGTGAAAACTTGGCTCGGCCCGATCTTTCAGCCGAAACCATATACGTGATTCAGGCATCGCCGCGAAAGCAGCCGAAGGCGCTGCCTGAATTTCCAAATCCCACGAGCCGACCAGAGGGCGCTGAGGCGCCGTTGGTGCTCGAATTCCATTCGGAAGTGTCCAAGGGCATCGATCTCGCCTTAGGGCGCGTTCCCAAGCGCGACACGGAGCGTTATCTGCGCGCCATCAGCGGGGCCGGCAACCGCAGCATCCATTGCGAGATCGACGATGCAGGCGGCGACGGAGACGCTGCGGTGGCGATTGCGACGGCGCTCCTGCGGCATCCGTATCGCGTCACGGCCAGGATTGCAGGCCGCTGTAGCAGTGGCGCGGTATTCATCGCGCTGGCGGCTGATCAACGGAGTATCGCCCCTGCCGGCACCGTGCTCGTTCACAGAGCGGCCCGCATTTGCACACGAACGCAGACGGACGCACTGATGCGCCTACCTGACGCGGTCAGAGAGGCGATCAGCGACCAGTTAAACGATATCGACGACGCGACGATTTCTCTTCTGACGTCGCGGCTGGGCGTCTCTGAGGAGACAGCTAGAGCGTGGATGCGCGAGGACCGCAAATGGTCGGCAGCGGAAGCGTTTCAGTGCGGCTTTGTCGACTACATCGATGCTTGAATGCAGGATCGTAAGGAAGGTTTAGATGTCCATCACAGAATTTGCCGGTTTCGAATATCGCCCGATCGGAATGCCGCTGCGTCAGATGGCACCGGTCCCGTCTGGATCGCTGACAGATAGCAACATCAACGCCGCCAATTTGGCCGTTGTCATGATCGGCCAAGTTTGGTGGGACGATCACGCGTCTCACACGGTTGATACGACGGGGAGTTCCGCGATCGGTTGGCGAAGCGGGTCCGGTATATTCGCGAACTCAGGCACCACGTTGAAGGTTGGCATCGCGTCGGTAGACACAAGCAACGGTCCCACCGGACGCCCGTCTAACTCGGCCGGCGTCATCAGCTATGACGTTGTCGCTTCGATCCTCGGAAACAGCGGCCTCGTGACCTCCAATGCGTGGATTGAAAGCGTTCCGACGTCCGGCACCAGAACGATTGCTCACAACGAACTGATTGCCGTCTGCTGGCAACTAACCTCACGCGCTGGATCTGATGCAGTCTTAATTAGGTCTATCGGGAACGCTGGTTTCTCTAACGGCATTCCAAGCTTTTGCATTTACAACGGATCGTCGTTTTCTGGACAGAGTCTGATGCCGAACTGCGTCATCAGAGCATCGGATGGCACTCGCGGTTATCTTATCGGTGCCAGCGTCGCATCGTCATCGAGCTCGCAGTCCTGGAACAACACATCGACCACCAAGGAGTACGCGAACGTTATCCAGGTCCCCTATGCCTGCAAGGCGTATGGTGTAGTCCATTATTCGAATGTCGGCGGTGATGTCGATTATGTGCTCTATGAGGACCCATTCGGCACTCCTACTGTCCGTGCGTCAGTATCGGTCGATGCGAACACCGTAGGGACGAGCAGCCTCGCCAGCTATCCCTTAATGTTCACGACCGGTTTCGGCTTCACGCTATCGGCTAACACGCCATACGCCATCGCGATGAAGCCGACTACAGCAACCAACGTGTCTCTAAGTTACCTGACTTTCGGTAATGTCGCTCACCACACATCAGTGCCAGGTGGCGACAACGGATATGCGGTCAGCCGAAACACAGGAGCCTTCGCGGCCCAAAACTCCCAGCTCGATCGATATTTCCTAGGCCTCTGTGTGGGCGGGGGCGATACGGGTGGCGGCGGCCACTTCTTCGGCATTATTGGTGGCTAACCGCTTCGAAGGTGAAAGCAAATGACCAAGGTGGACTGCATCAAGGTGGAAAGATGGACCGTTGGCCTCCCAACCGACCGCGACGATCCCAAGCCGACTATTTTGCTGTTCGATTTCGACAACAGAGAATCAATCAATCTCGCCATCCTGCCTGAAGAGGCGGTCAAAATCGCTCGAGGCATTCTAGAGCAATACGAGCACCCGCCACCGCCTCGCGATCGATACAGTTGAGCTGAAGGGAAAAAAGCGATGAGCACATCATGCGAAGCGCTGGACGCCTTGCACGGCGCAAATTACGCGGTTGAGTTCACTGCGGTGGCGCTCCTCAAATGCGAGGTCGCCGACGCGTTCTGGGACCACGTCGTTCTGCTGATGGGTTTTGATGGCCCGAACGGGTCGCAGGGCGCTCCGGGGTTCACGGATGAAAGTTCGCGTGAGCATGGCACCCCAACCGTTCCCGCCACCGCGCATATCGATACGTCCGAGTTCAAATTCGGATCGTCATTGAGGGCGGATGGCGATGGCTGGTCCGCTATTTATGACCCTAGCCACGATTGGTGGCTGTCTACGTCAAACTCGGACCAGTTCACCATTGAGTGTTGGATGAAATTTGCGGAGATCCGCCCATTTCTAAACGGCATCCTGGCCAACGATTTCGTTGATAGAAACTGGTATTTTGGAGTCTCGGCATCGGCTGAGCTGACGTTTGGATTTATGCCTGGCGGTGGCGGCTCAACTGTAACCGTCGATTCGACCGGCATCACTTTGACGGCGGGGAATTGGTATTTCCTCGCGGTCGACAAGGACGCGACGGGCAAGATCAGGCTTTATCGGAATGGCGTCATGATCGGAAGCGCGACGCCAACCGATAGCAGTTTTGAAACTGCAGACAGTGCGACGCTTGCGATTGGGGCGACGGGCTTCACCGGGGGCTTTAGCGTGAACGGCTGGATTGACGAGCTACGCATCACCAAGGGCGTGGCGCGCTACGCAAGCGATTCCGGCTTCCCGGTGCCAACCGGCGCGTTCCCAAGGCCATGAGGATTTGAAATTATGAGCACCACAGCAAGCGAAGCCCGGCCATGGCAGAGATGGTACTGGACAGCAAGGTGGCGTGCTGTTCGTGCCGCGCAGCTGAAGGCCGAGCCATGGTGCAAGTTCTGCCTTCAGGCCGGCGAGCATATGAGCGCTACCGTGTGCGATCACGTCGAGCGGCATAACGGCGATCCGGTGCGGTTCTGGTCTGGTCCCTTCCAGAGCCTGTGCAAGACGCATCATGACAGCTCAAAGCAGCAAGCGGAACGTCGCGGCTACAGCGGTGCGGTCGATGAGTTCGGCTGGCCGATCGATGAGAGACATCCCGCGAACAGCGGAAGAATACCTGCCCTACGGGGGGGTATTGTCGAACTTTCGGACGCGGGGGCTGAACATCGCACCGGGGGCTTTGTACGCACAGTCGCGAAATTGAAAGGGAAATAGTTGTGAAGGGGCGACGACCGACGCCAACGCACCTCAAACTGGTGAAGGGGAATCCGGGTAGGCGACCCGTCAACAAACGGGAGCCGAAAGCCCCGAGATCCCGCCCCTCTGCGCCCGTGCACATGTCTGACCGGGCGCGCGAAACTTGGGGGTACGTGACCGGCCTTCTCGATCGAATGGGCGTCCTAACGGAAGTCGACGGCGTAGCGTTGGAAATGCTCTGCGAGGCCTATGCGGATTATCTGGCCGCGCGCGCCGAACTGAAGGCCTTCGGTTCCGAATATTACGCCACTTCGACCGCGGCCGGCGACCAAATGCATCGAGTCCACCCCGCCGTCGCACAGCGGAATGACGCGGATCGGCGAATACGGGCCTGGCTGGCCGAATTCGGAATGACACCAAGCGCACGGGCGCGAGTGAAAGCAGATGGCATTGAAGACGAAGACCCCGCGGAAAACTACTTCGCGTCCTGATCCAGCGACGGCATATGCGCTGGCTGTTGGCGCCGGCAAGATCGTTGCCGGGCCGCACGTCCGGGCCGCCTGCAAGCGGCATTTGCAGGACCTTGAGACCGGGGAAGCGCGCGGCCTGGTGTGGGACCCCGCCGCCGTCAAGCGCGTGGTGGGGTATTTCCGTGATGTCCTGACCGTGGAAATTGAGGACACCGCCGACGACGGCGCCGTGACCAGTCGCGCGGTCCCGTTTGTCCTCCAACCATGGCAGGCATTTATCGTGGGGTCGCTGTTCGGGTGGAAGCGTTCGGACGGTCTGCGCCGTTTCCGGCGTGCCTACATCGAGGCGGGCAAAGGGTCCGGCAAGTCCCCGCTTGCTGCTGGCATCGGGCACTACATGTTGACGGCATTGGGCAAGCTGCGTGCCGAGGTGTATTCGGCCGCCACCGACAAGGATCAGGCGGCCATTCTCTTCCGCGATGCCGTCGCGATGTGGCAGCGTTCGCCGCAACTGAATAAGCGACTGCTTCCATCCGGTGTGAACCCCGTGTGGCAACTGACCGACACGGCCAAGTCGTCATTCTTCAAGCCCATCAGCTCGGACAAGCGCGGCAAATCGGGCATCAGGCCCTTCTGCGCCCTGGTCGACGAGATCCACGAGCATCCCGACAATGAAGTCATCGAGATGCTGCGCGCCGGCACCAAGGGTAACCAGGACGCGTTGATATTCGAGATCACGAACTCCGGTTTCGACCGCAAGTCGGTATGCTTTAGCGAGCACGAATATTCGATCCGTGTGGCGCACGGAGAGGCGGAAAATGATGCGTGGTTTGCCTATGTCTGCGCGTTGGACGAGGGCGACAACCCATTCGAGGACGAGGCGTGCTGGCCGAAGGCAAACCCGACTCTCGGCGTCACCATCCAGCCCCAATTTATTCGCGAGCAAGTCAACGAAGCCAAGGGCATGCCGTCGAAGGAGGCCATGGTTAGGCGCCTTCACTTCTGTGAATGGACCGACAGCATCACCGCTGCCTTTTCACGCACCGCGTTGGAGGTCGTATTCGGCGAGGTCGACGCAGACGCACTAACGGAGCGGGGATATCCATGCTTTGGAGGCCTCGATCTATCCCGGGCGAACGATTTGACCGCATTCACGTTGACCTGGCTGCTCGACAAGACAGTCGACAAATGGCGCTTCGCCTCGCGAACTTGGTTTTGGACACCGAAGGATACTCTGCACGAACGCGCCAAGGCCGATCGCGCGCCCTATCCGTTGTGGGTCGAGAAGGGATTCATGGAGGCAGTACCGGGCCGACGCATCGGCTATGGATGGGTCGCAGACGCACTCGGAGCGATCTGCGCAAAATACCAGCCCGTCTCCATCGGGTGTGACCAGTACGGGCTCGAGAACCTTCGCGAGCAAATGGCTGAGCGAGGCCTCTCACTACCGTGTGTCGTTCACCCGCAGGGATTTCAAAAACGCGTCATCTCGGAGACCAAGGGAAAAATCGAGACGGGCGCCGAGGAGGTCTATCTGTGGATGCCTGACAGCATCAATAAGCTGGAGGCCGCGATCGTCGAGGAGCGCATCGTCATCGACAAGAACCCCGCAATGACCATGTGCCTCGCAGGGGTCATCTATGAATCAAATAGAACCGGACACCGCATGTTCGCGAAAGATAAGGCGACCAACCGCATTGACGGCGCCGTCAGTCTTGCCATGTCGATAGGCATCGCGACCTGCAGCGGCGGCGAAAAGAAGCCCAAAAAGTACCAAATGATTTTCATATAGGAGTTGCCGTGGAGCAGAAATTCGACATTGAAGAGACGATCAAAGCATACCAGCGAACGTATGCGCGGTGTCAGTTTGTCGATCCTGACTACGCACGACACTGCCTGACGATGATCGACCTATTGAAAATGGATCAATTGGAAACGCAGGTTGAAACCGGATCGCAAACGGAACCGGTTTCTAGGGCGCGGTAAGTGCCTCCGGGACTAAACGTCGTAACTTCCGTCAGGCAACTTTTTACGCTTCGTGTTTTAGGAAATGGCTTCACTTTACGCGTGTCGATTGTCGCCAGCTTTGGGCTTAAACATCTTGGGCGGTTTTCGCTTCGGTGCTGTTTTCTTTGTTGGCACGGTCTCTTTCCCTTGTTCGCAGTGTGGTTGCAATGTTGCCGCTGAGTCAAGCGCGACCGTCCCCGACCGCTGACGTCAAGACTCATCTTCTTCCGGAAACTGACCGCCTCAATGTTCACCGCCCTTTTTCAGGAGATCAAGGACAGTCGGAGGAGCCACCTCGTCGCTTTGCGCGCCTGGCAAGGGGCGGAAGATGGCATTCAACATTATAATTCTGTCCTCCCTCGTGACCTGCGAGTCCTTGTCCGCAACGAGCGAGAGGTAGGTTCGCGTCATGGCTTGGCGCTGACGAGAATCGTCGGCGAGAATGCTGTTGCTTTGGACGAACCTCGCTAGGACTTTTAAAAGCCATCCAATGCCGATGGCGGGGATGGCGAGAAGGGCCACACTGACGTACTCGATGTGTCCAGCGGAATCCTTCGGAAGGTCTTTCACGATCTGATCAAAATGCACAAAGCCGAGCACCAATGCTACCGCTATGATTGCAGCGAACATTATAAAGCAGAAGATTGTCGCGGCGCGGTGCCACCCGGCGCGATCGCGCCAGAGTTCAGTCGCAGATTTTAGTTTTAGATCTTCGGATAGGCCAGCCTTGAATGAGGCGAGGCCCTCCTTCTGCCCATCGACGAACTGGGCTACGCTCTCTTTGATCCCGTCAGAAACTTCAGTCGATCGATCCTCGGCTGTTTTGATTCTCTCTTCGAAGCTAGCGATTCTCTGCGTTATATCCTGCGATGCGATACCTCCAGAAGCGTAAGCGACCATTCCACCCAGCAAGTCCATTCCAACGGTCTGCAGTCCTATGCCCCCTGCAATCTCCCTGCACTCCATAAGCACTGCCGACGCCACAACATTAAATTCCATGTTTGCGGCCCGCTGCAGTCTTGAAAGCGTCTCTTCGGTAAGAAGCGGTATTCGACCAACGGCCTTGAATTCCCCCCTTGCTGGTTGCTCGTCGACATCAAACTTTGCGGCGTCGAGATTTTCGGCCAGCATATTGAAAAATTTGTGTGGAGAGGACGCCCTGTTATTTAATTCCGCAAAGAGGGCTTTCCACAAACCGTGCTGCTTATTGCAGAAATCAATTGCCTCCTGTCTGTTACTAAATGACTTCTCCCGAAGGGTGAATGCTGAAGATACGATGGCGGGTGCTGGTCGGTACGCCAAACCTTCAAATTTTGCGAGGTCTACCACTTTTCAAAATTTCCTGGGCCTAAAGGAGATTATTCCGCAACAGCTGCGCCAATTGCATCAGGTGTTTGGCCGAAAGCGCGCTGTCACCATCGTCTTCCCGTCGGTGGTGGGCTCGATCGTATATTCCGCCGAGATTTCGCTTGCAGTGCGATTTGTATCATGGATGCGAATTCCGATCTGGGCTGCGCAGATTGATCCCGACGGACCTACATCGCCACGCTTCCTAAAGGAATCGACCACTAGATCCTCCAAGTAAGTGTTTCCGCTGATCTCTCTGGAAACGGACACATAGCGAAGAAAATCGAGGCCTCCGTAACCGTTGATCTTCTGCAAAGCCAGATACTTGACCGTCGCAATAGCTGCGGGGGAATCGCATTTTGGACGGCTATCAAAGCCATAGATCCACACTCCGCCAATCGCGGCGACGAGCGCAATGGATACCGGAATCAACTTCATGGGAAGCCCCTGCCTGTGCAGAGAGCCTAACGCAACCTGGACGCGCTCGAAAGTAACCCCAAAGGATACCGGGGGGCTTATTCACCCGGTCGGCGTTGGACCCGAACTATCGTCCTGCCCCGGCAGGGGCTGTCGAATTGGAAGTTCCAGAGTCGTAAAATTAGCCGCAAAGCTCACTTCACTGCTTCTCTGCTGCGGGGGCATTGACGCCGCTGGGCGGTTCAGCCGGAGATGCGGGCGGTGGAGTTTCCGGTGCGGCTGGCGCCGCAGCAACGCAGTCGCCCGCCCAAAGCTTGGTCCCCTTCACCGTTCCCACGAGCTTGCAACCCATCGCGGCCGCTGGCTGTTTGTGCGGCTTGGCCGCGCTGGCTTTGGGCGTCGCGGTCGCCTTGGCTTTGGGCGCCGCGGTTTGAGCAAAGGCGGACGCCGAAAAGCCGAGGATGGCGGCGGCGATAATCAGCGGCGTCCTCATGGTCATTTGCCTTTCGCCTTCAGCCCGATCTCGACCAGCCGACGGATGGCCTGCGATCGCGATGGGACCTGTTGAATGGCGGCCCACGCTTCGATTTCTGCAATGAGCGACGGCGGCAATCTAATTCCGACAAACGGCTCCTTTCCCGTCGCCGGGCGACCACGTCGCTTTTTAGGTTTTACCTGTATTGACTTTGCCATAAAATAGGTTTTACCTTAAAAGCAAGCCGAGGGGAAGGGTTCAACTTCCGCCCCGGCTCTAACCCGAACCAGAGAAGGTTAATCCAGATGGATCAGGCTGACCGCGTGCATAGCACGCCACCCACAAACACGTCTGCAATTCGTAAGGAATTCGCAAGTCTTGCTGAAGCTGAAGCCTTCCTTCAGTCCGAGGGCTTCCACTTGGTCCCGAATTCCTGCAACTGGACCAACGCTGCGGGTGACGATGCCGGCGTGTACGCGGTCGACGGCCGCTATGGCGCGGTGAAGGCTTGGCGCGTTGAGATCAAGCGGAGTAGCGGCGGCGCTGTTGAATCCGAGGACGCGCCGTCGCGGCGCCGCTTCTTGTCCCAAGCCGATGGCGTGGCCGCTGGTGGCGCCGCTATGGCACTGGCGGCAATTCCGGCCACGGTAGGCGAAGCGGCATCTGCCGCCTCTGTGGCCTCGCCTGGGGCCGACAGCGAGCTCCTGAGGCTCGAGGAGGAGATCTTGCAGGCCTGGGAGGCGTGCCACGCCAACGATGACGAGCTCTACGGGGCGTGCGGGATCGATGAGCTTCGGAGGGCGGAATACGACCGGCTCTTGGCGCAAGAAAAGGAGCGCGGCAGCTACATCAGTGCCCGGGAGCGCTGGGACGTCGTTTACCAGAATCCTGAGGTCCGGCGGCTCGATCAGCTCGTGGTTTTAAGCGAACAGCACTTCGAAAGGATGGCTGGGCTTGTGGAGCAAATGTGGGGTATTCCGGCCAAGACGGAGGCCGGACGCTCCGCGAAGGTTCAGGTTCTTCTGACCTGTGTCATGGATTGGCGCGACCCCGACGAGGCCATGGACTGGCGCCCCCTTATGGCGCGCCGCTTGCTGACTGATCTCGTGACGGGGGTGAGCCGATGA